GGCATGCACGGCCACCGTTGGCCCCGGACCCCTTGATGTTCTGCTTGCAGTCGGCGCAGTTCTTGGCCTGCGCGTTCGGCACATTGGCCTCCGGCTTGTCGCCAAGGTTCGACCAGCAGTCGGGCAGCGTCGGCTTCGCGTTGGGGTCGTAGGCACCAGCGTAGAAGGTGCGGCTGACCTTGGGCAGTGCATCGACGATGATGACGTTCAGTTCACCGCGCACGGCGTTGCCGATCTGCTCACCGTTGACGATCCGCTTGAAGGTGCCGTTGGTGTTGGTGGCGATGCGGCGCATGGTCGTGGCCGAAGCCAGCGACTGCCCCAGCGCCGTTGCACCGCGCCGCGTAGCGGTAGAGACCGCATTGCTCTGTTTGAAGATGGTAAGATTGCTCATTATCGTGGTCCTTACTTGCCGGTTGGTTTGCGAACGGTGACCGCATACTTGCGATCACACTGGAGGCCCGCCGGGAACGCCTCGGGGTTCTCCTCCAAAAACTGCTTCATGTTCCCATTGTGGATGCGCTGCTCCAGAAGGAAGGGCGCATCGTTCTCTCGAATGAACTTGTAGAGCGTATCCCAGTCGGTCGTCCAGTACCGCTGCGTTACCCTACGGGTGATGGTGCCGTGCTTCGTCTTGATGCTGTCGGCGCTGTTGCGGTTGCAGGCTTCGAGCAGGGCGTTACCCACTGCGTCAAGCTGCTCCTTCAACGTGCCGACCTCGGCTTTGAATGCCTCCTCGCGGGTCTCGATGGTCTCGCGGATGCGCCGGTAGACGCGCACGAGTTCATCGACGGGGAGTTCTACGGGTGCTGTACTCATGTTTGCTCCTTTCGGTATCCTGACACTAACTTAACATTTTACAGTGTCAAGTACCAGAAGCAATTATCTGTCGGTAGAGGTCGATAATTTTTTCGTGGTTGGTGATGTTCGACTGGAGCATATGGTAGAGCTTTGCCTCTACGTCGCTACCCCGAATGTGGATGATCGACATCGCGTTCTTCTGCCCCGGTCGGTTGATCCGGGCGTTCGCCTGTAGGTAGGTCTCCACGCTCGTCACCGGGGCGTACCAGATGATTGTGTCTGCTGCCGTAAGGGTAAGGCCATGCGATGCCGCTTGCGGCTGGATCAGCAGCACGTGCGGGTCTTTCTTGGTCTGGAACTCGGTGACAATCTCACCGCGCCGATGCACCGGTACCTTGCCGTTGATGACGTCGCACGAGATGCCCTCCTTCTCCAGCTTGGCGCGCAGTAGTTCGATGGTGTGGGTGAAGGGCACGAACACCAGCACCTTGTTGCTGGCCTCCTCGATGACCTCCAGCACCACGTTGAGCCGGTTGCTGACGTCGAACTCGATGACCGCGCCATCGTCCGAATAGACCGCACCCCCGCTGATCTGGAGCAGCTTGTTCAGCTTCGTCGCTGCGTTGACCGCGCTGACCTCTTCGCCACCGGCCTCGAACAGCATCTCGCTCTTGAGCATACGGTAGTAGGCCATCTGCTGCTTGGTCAGCGGCGCTTCGCGTTCGGAGTGGGTGACTTCGGGTAGATCGAGGCAGTCCTTCTTCTCGAACCGGATCGCCGGTTGCAGCACCTTGTGGACGGTCTGCTCGGCGTTCGGGCGCGGTGCCCATTTGAACTGGGTCACCTTGAACATCACGCTGTCGCGGAAGTGGGTGAAGTACTTCGGGCAGTTGGGGTTGACCAGCTTCGCCAGACCAAACGCGTCCACCGGGCTTTGTGCTGCTGGCGTACCAGTAAGCATCCATAGGCGCGGGTCGGTAGCCTGCACGATGCGGTTCAGCACCTTCCAGCGGTTGGTGGTGGGGTTCTTGTAGGCGTTGGCCTCGTCCACCACGATCAGGTCGAAGCCCCCGTTGATGATCTCGTCCTCGACCACGGCCAGCCCGTCGAAGTTGATCGCGACGAACTCGGAGCCTGCGGCGATGATCTTGGCCCGCTGCTTGGCGGTCCCGTGTGCCACGCTGCACGAGCGGTGCATGGCGAACTTGAACAGGTCCTGCCGCCACGCGCTGTCCATAATAGACAAGGGGCAAAGGATCAGGACGCGCTTCACTTCGCCGCGCTTCATCAGGTAGTCCGCTGCCCAGATCACACTGGCGGTCTTGCCGGTGCCCTGCTCGTTGAAGCAGAACGCCCGGTCGTGCAGCGTGAGGAAGGAGGCGGTGGTCTTCTGGTGTTCGAACGGCGTGAGCCGCCCGGTCCACTGGTAGTCGCGCAGGATGGGTGAGGGCACGTTGGGTGCCTTCATCGCCGCCAGCATCCGGGCTTCCTTCATCCCCCAGTGGATCGCCACCTTGGAGATGCCCTTGTGGGTCTCCAGCACCCGCGACTTCTTGATCTGGCTGGTGATCGGGTTGGGGTTGGGTGTCCTGACGAGTAGCACCTTATCGTCAATGATCTGCATCACTTCTTCCTTTTGCGTTCCCGGCTGCTCAACTCGGAAACGAGGTTCCTCTTGCTATCCCGCTTGAACGAGCGGTTGGCCGATGCGCTCTCGACGCGCAGCCCGTCCTTGATCGAGCCGCCCTTGTCGATGGCCTTCACATGGGCAACGTCCTTGCCATCCCCCTTACGGACCTTCCCGGCCTTCATCAGCTTGGCACGGGCAGCGTTGCGCTGCGCCCGCTTCTTGATCTGATCGGGCCTGCCTTGGTAGGTCTCGTACTCCCGCTTGTAGTTGCGGTCCTTGGGGTCTTTGTATGGCACTACTTCCTCCTCGGCCTGTGGTGTTCACATTGTACCACAGGGCACCAGCCACACAAAGGGCCGGACTTGGCGTTGAACACCCCCGCCTGCATGGCGTCCTCTAGCTGCCCCAACTGGCGGTCGAAGACGCCCATGTACTGCGACAACTCGGTCCGCACGTGCGTCTTCTTCAAGAACTCGTTGCTGACCACATAGGCCAGCCCCGACTTGACCCGCAGGACTTCGGGGAAGTGCACGAACACCGCCCCGGCCATCAGGTCTAGCTGCTTCATGTCGGCGTACTTGGCGTTCTTCCCAGTCTTGTAGTCGATCATGTGGGCGTTCCACCCATCGGTAATCAGCAGATCGACGATGCCCCGGTACCAGACATCCTTGTCGAAGAAGTCGCATGGCTCGAAGCCATCCTCCGTCTTACGGACACCCAGCTTCAACTCGGTGTGCTTGGTGCCGGGGAACTTGGCCAGCGTCTCCACGACAGGCCGCATGATGGCGTACTTGTCGGGGATCGGGGTACCGTGCTTGATGTAATGCTCTGCCGCCTCGTGCGCATCGTTGCCGTAGATCGACGCCTCGTTCCCCTCGTCCTTGACGTCCTTTGCCACCTTGAGGTGGAAGTACTTCTTCGGACACTGGTCGAAGGTCTTGATGCTAGAGTAGGACCAAGCGGTCATCGCACGACACCCTCCAGCCGGTCGGCCACCAGCTTGGCGTAGCCCGCGATGTCGATCCAGCTATCAGCGTAGTCGGGATCACCGTTGATGATGCGCCCGATCTTGTGGAAGATCATGTCGAGGGCTTCCTGCTGGTCTGGCATGAGCGTCTTATCGTGCTGCGTCAGGTACGTGTTCGCCACCCCCTTGAGCATCTGCGTAATCATGGCGTGGGTAAGGAACGGACCATACCGGCTTCCGCGCTCTTCGAGGATTTCGGTTACGTCTGTCGGCTGCTCACTCATCGTCCAGTTCCCCTTCAAGAAACTCACCGAAGGTGGCCAGCGCCTGCGCCATAGCCGTGTCCTTGATACTCATCCCGTTGACGTTCTTGATGGCGTGAACCAGCACATCGGCGCACTCCATCATCTCCTTATAGGTCAACGCATCGAATGCCTCGGCCAAACGCACGAGGCCAGTCTGTACAGCCATGTCTTCCTCCTACTTGCCTAGCCGGATGAAACGACCGCCCGGCCCACGGGTCGTCAGCCTGCGCAGGTCGCGGTCCAGCTTGGCGTTCTCGTCCTTCAAACGGTCGATCACCTTCCCGGTGCGCAGGGTGCCGATGAATATACCGATGCAGGTACCCACGAACATCCCGACGAATGCACTTGTTGGATCAATCATGTTTTTCTCCTCTCCTATATACCCAGCTTCTGCTTGATTGTGCGCAGCATCCCTACGTTCAATGTCTCCCCATTCGTACCGCCCAACCGCAGTTCGCCGTTGGCTTCGATCCGCATGGCCTCTTGACCGCCCGTGCTGATAACTAGCGGCTGCGAAGGAACCGCAGTGCCGACACCCAGCCCCGCGAGGGCGTTCTGCCCCAACCCCATAGCGTCCCGGTACTTCTGCGCTTGTAGGTACGGGTTGGCCTGCGCCGCGTTCTGCGTCTGCATCTGTATCTGCGACAATTGTGCCAAATACCGCTGCTCGTCGGCTTCCTTCCTGCGGCGCTCTTCCTCCCGGCGCTCTTCACCGTTGAGCAGTTCGTCCATCACCTCTTCGTGGATGCGCTGGAAGATTACCTCCTTGGCTTTGTCGTAGATCAGCGTTCGCTCTGCATCGTTCATCAGATGCTCGGCCTGCGCCAACCACGGAGACCAGCGCCCGCCAATCGGTAGCTGCCCGTTCGGGTTGACCGGAAACTCCTCGGGGTGGCTCTCCATGCGCGCTGCCAGCAGCTTGACCACAGGGTGAATGTTATCCGCCATAGCTGGCTCCCATCTTGCTTTCACAGTTAAGGGGTAGGCCGGTGGCCCACTTCGGTTGGATGCGCATGCACTGTTCGACGAACAGGCGGGCATCCTCGGCTTCTTCCACGGGGGCGATACAGCCCACGGCGTCATGCACCGTCATGACCACCTGCAACCGGCGCGCAACCATCAGCATCTGCTCACCGATCACGATCCGGGCGAGGGCTTGGCAGACGTTCTCAACCATCTTGCCCCCATAGATGCGGGTCTTGAGTGTCGCCCGGCCCTTCTTCTGGTCGTACACGTACTCCAGCTTGTAGGTCTCGGGGTTCTCCTCTGCACGCAGGTTCGGGTACTTTAGGTATAGCCCGTTAGGCAGACGGATACCCATCATGTTGATGGACAGCACACCGGGCTTACCCAGTGGGGCGGTCCGCTGCCCGATCATCGCCGTGATGGCGCGCTGCGCTTCCTTCCACAGTGCCGGGATCATTTCGTACCGTTCGCGGTAAATGGCGATGATGCGTTCGCACTCGGTCAGCGGCAAGTCTTTACCCATCGCCTTCAACTGCGCTTGGAACTTGGGCGCACCCATGCCGTAACCGGCACCAAGGATCGTCGTCTTACCCACGAACCGCTGGTCGTCCGTCACATCGTTGACCTTCACCCCGTAGATGTCGGAGGCCATGATCTTGTACGGGTCGAACTGCATCTCGGCCTTGGGGACGCCAGCGGCGATCTCCTTGTTGTTCTCTTCGAAGAACTGCACGAGGTCGTTCTGCCCGGCCAGCCACGCAAGGGTGCGCGCTTCGATCTGGCTGCTATCGCAGTCGATGAAGGTATACCCATCCGGGGCGAGGATCGCCTGCTTCAA